AAAGAAGCGGAAAAACAGATTCATCAATCTTTCTTTTCTCCAAAATATCAATCATTACTTTTCTGTACATATAACATGGACTTTCACGATTAAATCCTGCAGTAGTAGTAATAAGTAATAATGGCTGCGTTCTTGATCCCATACCAGTTTCCATGACTTCCAAAACATCGCTTGTTTTATGAGCGTGGTATTCGTCAATTATAGCACAATGTGGATTTAATCCATCTAAGGTGTCAGCATCGGCACTAACCGATTCAAATTTAGTATTTGTCGTAGGTACATTACAATTATACTTTAAAACATTAACTAGCTTGTTAAATGTCTTAGAATCATTCTTTAAATTTTTTAAAAATACTTTAGCCGTATCAAATGCTATCCTTGCCTGGTCTCTGGTAGTCGCAGCCGTATAAACTTCCGCTCCCGTTTCATTGTCCAATAAAAAACAATATACCGCAATTGCAGCTGCTAATTCTGTCTTACCATTCTTCCTTGCTATTTCAAGGTAAGCCTTGCGGAATCGTCTGCCGCCAGTTTTCTTTTGCCATCCAAATAATACCTTAATAAAAAACTCTTGAAAAGGCTGGATGTTAAATCGCTGCCCGGCAAACTCGCCCTTGGTGTGGCGCAATGCAGAAATAAAGGAGAAAGCCCTGGTTGCCTTCTCCTCTGAAAAATAGTACTCCCAATCGTTAACTTGTAAATCTTTTAAATGTCTTTCAACTGCCAACCTTGCATAGTTGCCAATGTGTAACTTCCCCGAAACAACATCCTCTATAAATTTCATTTATTTACTCTCGCATCTATCATTAAAAATCTAAGCATAATAAGCAAGGCAATAAAACCCATGCTTTCAAATAAGTCTATATAATTGAAATTAAAGAATTTAACAAATAGCCAATTCCAGAGATAGTAAAAAGGTATAGATAACGAGACATCAATAATGCCAAGCACTATTAAAAATGTAATAAACTCATAAATGCTTTGTTTCATCAATTCATTTTTAATAATTTAGCTATTTCATCATCTTCATTATCATTACTGTCTTTAAAATAATCTAATTTTAAACGACTGCCAGGATCCAATCCTAAACTCTTTGAAATCTCTAAAAACATATCCATAGATTGCTTAAATGCAGTCCATTCTGCAGAAACCTGCCTTGCACCGTTTGGATGCACCATAACTGCGCCCGATACTGCAAGAACCTCGGCATTGTAAAGCAAATGGCCAATAGCACGCGTAGCAATGCTCAAGAAAATGTCATCAACATCCTTGCTTGCTTTGTGCGATTGAAGATGCTCCTTTAATTTCTCATAAATCTTTACCTCATCCTCATTCAACTGCAACAATGCTTTGCCAACTGGGCTGCCGGAAAAGGTTTTAATCCTGGAAGGGATCAGAGTACCTTGCAACTCTTTTGTTTTCAATGTCTTTGCTCTCATTTTGTATGTTTTTTATGTTTTGTTATAACCCCCTCTTTGGGAACTGAATTGATGTGAAGAAAATTGCACGACACGATAATCCAGCAATCACGGTAATTCTCGACCTCCCCCGGTCCTTCTCGCCTCTCCGACCGTGTCCGCTGCTCCTCGTGATGCTTCGCCTTGCTGCTCTATACTCCGCTTCCTCTGCACCATCTGTGCCAGCCAAGCAATGACATCAGCTTTGTCCTTCGGTAGTATCTTTGCATCGGCATCCATGTAGATAGGTACAGGTGCAACGCTTGTCTTCTCTAAGATAGACTTAGTATCATGGCAAGACTTACATAGTGCTAATAGATTGCCTAAGTTATACATAGAACCATTACGCGTAATAGGTATCATGTGGTCAACACATCCCTTCCTATCTCCAGGTGTTATGTCAACCATCTCACCAAGTACCAAGCACACCTCACATAGTGGGTTAGCACGACGATAGTTAACGCTTACCTTCTGCCAAGCACTGTTATAATTACCTTGCTCACCAGATGGTTTACGCTGCATCTTAGCCTTGTTAATGTTGGATGGTATGTACTTAGGTATGTATGGCATCTATAGTCCTTTTAGTATTTTGTATCTCTGTTGATTAAGTAGGTCTATATGTAAAACCTCATTGAGATGCTTTCTTCCTTCCTTAACGAGAGATACTTTATCAATGTTGCCTTTAATAATCTCATCTATAATGTCATAGAATTCATTAGGTGTATTGTATGGTATTACACCAGGCAATCTAAATTCTTTAAAATAATAATCAGCTATAACTGCCATACCGTTAGCTAAACATTCAATTGCAAATATATTAGACTTACTCTCATTAAACTCATTACGAACCAATGGATAGTAACCATAATCACCTTCTATCCTTTGCATAAATGTAAAATAAATAAACATACTATTCCATTCCACAAAGTTAGCTTTCTTGCTAAAGTCGTACATCATAAACTTTGGCATACCAAAAAAAGTAAATTCAGTATCCATTTCCATCGCTTTGTTAAGCTGCTCCTTTATAGTATGTAAGTCAGCAAAATGAGTGCTGCCACCTCTCCAAACAAATCTTGGAGGATTGTGTTGCTCCTCTACCTTTGTCATAGGTAGGTCGGTAGGTGTCCAGCCGTTAGGTATAACAAACATAGGTTTATTATGACTTAATGGCTTATATAACTCATATAGCTTTTCAGTTGATACTATAATGACATCAGCAAATAGAAATGTGTCTTCTATTTGTTTCCTAACTTGAGGATTACTGAAATAGGCAGATGCTGGATTGTCCTCAGGTACATTTAATAAGTGATCGTCAAAATCAATAATCACTACCTTTCCCATCCGCTTGGCATCTGCCATTATGCCAAGTGAGGCAGTTGAGTTAGGACGCTGGATAATAACAATATCTGTGTTATATATATCATGCCAGACTGCTTTTTCTTGGCTGCAGATAACCAACTCAAATTTCTTTTGCAATGAAAGACGAGAGAATGGACCTATAGTGCGATAATAATCAGTTGCCTGACTTTTGGAAGATGTAAATATTGTTGCTTTCATTTATTCTTTTTTTGCCAATCTGCACACAGATAATTAATAATCTCTACCAATGGCATCTTCTTACCAGTCTTTGCCGATACATATATTTGAGTGCTAATAAGCAGCTTATGTGTATCATCATCTAAAAGTACGCTTTTTCTTTTTTTCGTCAGTACATCCATTTTTTTATATATTTTATGCAAAGTTATATAATTTTATATATATTTGCAAATAAAAAATAATTATGATAAAATTAATCGTTTCAGGAAGAGTAGGTCAAGATGCCGAATTAAAGACAGTTGGAGATACAACTGTATGCTCCTTTTCAATTGCGCACACCGAAAAAGTTTACGGACAAACACCAACAGAAAAGACTATTTGGATAGGTTGTAGTGTTTGGGGAGAAAGAGCCGTTAAACTTGCGCCATTTATTTTAAAAGGAACTTTTATTGTAGCTGAAGGATCAGGTAATGTAAATGCCTACATTAAAAACGGAGAAGCATTTGGTATGATTAATTGCCGTGTTACCAGCCTTGAATTTGGAGGCAAGCCAACCGCAGAACCTACACCGCACACCGCTACACCGCCAGTAGGTAAATTAGACCTTGGCGATGATTTGCCATTTTAAAACACATTTATAAACCAATTAGTATGAAACAAAACCAATTTGAATGGGAAATTTACTCTCCCATCACACGCAGACGCAACATCTTTAAATTATGGCTTGTTGCCATTGCTCTTTGCCTTGCTATCTATATAAGTTTTGCTGGAGGGAGCTACCGTGCTCAGACATCTGCACCGAATCCAGCCAAGGAATATCCGCAGGAAAATCACATGGTTATTGATGTCAAAAATCTGCCTGGCAAGCAGATAAAATACATGAAACAAGATGAGTTACACGACTACATGGACGCACTGGGATTTCAGAGATTGAAAGGCAAATCATTAATAGATTTAAGAAGAATTTACTTAGCTTATTTCTATGACGATTTCTTTTACTCAATGCACAAGAAGACAGATTTACCCATATCAGTTATCTATGCCTTTTTTGTTATTGAGGCAACAAGCAATGGCTTGGAAAGTAAACTAATGATGAAGGCTTTAAATCCTGGAGGAATCAAGTACACCGGGAAAGGAAATAAAGTAAAATCAATGGATGACTGTTATAGAGGAGGTAAAAAAATACCATGCGACTTTCAGGCATACAACAATTATCAATCTATGATAGATGGCTGGGCAAGTGTTTTAAATCTGCCAAGGTACAAGAATTGCAAGCGTTTTATTTATAGCAAATTTAATAGAGGCATGAAACCTAAGGAGATTGTAGATAATATATGCAAATGTTTTTGGAAGAGTGGCTACCACACCAGTAATCAATGGAAAGTGAGGAGTAATATATCTACCGATTATTGGACAGTAAAAACATCTTTTCCTGATTTAGAATATTAAACAAATGATAGACGATAAATTTTTCTTTGATAAATCTGTTGAACTTGGCTTTACCACGACAAACTATCAAAGCCTTGTTAATTTGCATGGCAATGGAGTTGAGGTATTAAAGATAATGGGTTGCAAAAGTGTTTTTGAGTTTGGCTCTGGTTTAGGTTTCTTCCTTTCTGCTTGTATCAAAAATAATCTATACAATTATATGGGTTATGATATAAATAGATATGAAAGAGAATTTGCCATTAGCAAAGGTGTTGATCCTGAGAGATATATTTTAGCTAAAGGTAAATTTAAGGTAAAAGGCAAATATGATGCTATCTATTCAACAGAAGTGTTTGAGCATATATTTGATGAGGATTTAAAGTTAATACTGCCTGAATTATCCAAAGCCTGTACAAAATATTTTTATTTTACCTCAACACCTCATGCAAGCACTCCAGAATGGGATGCGGAATGGGGACACATAAATTTAAAGAGCAAAGAGCAATGGATAGAGATGATAGAGCAATATGATTTTAAATACAATCACGATGATAATTCTGTAACATCATGGGGAATGGTATTCAAAAAAAATTAGTCCATCCAAAATTTTACACCGAAGCTGAACTTGACTACTTGAGATTGTATTATCCTACTGTCCACAATGCAGACATTGCCATGATTTTAAACAGACCTATATTTAGCATTGGCGCAAAGGCAAATGAACTTGGCTTAAAGAAATGTAAGGAATTTCTTAAGATGAATATGAGAAGAGTAAGTGAGATAGGTAGGATTAAATGCCCAGTGCGATCAAGCCATTTTAAGGTAGGCAATAAGACATGGAATAGCGGAATGAAGATGAGCCGTGAATACATTGACAAGATTAGAAATACTTGTTATAAAAAAGGCAATATGCCATACAATTACAAGATGATTGGCGACACCAGAGACTACAATGGATACAAAGAAATAAAAGTAGACCATTCCAAATGGATATCATTCGCCCGGCACACGTGGATGCAAGCCCATGGCGAAATACCGCAAGGTTATGTAGTATTTAGGATAGATGGCAACTGCCGTAATGACAACTTAGAAAACCTATGCTTAGTAAAACGCTCTGACCTTGCCGTTCAAAACAGATGGTTAAAGAGTGTTCCAGAGGAGTATAGGGAAGTGCAAAAATTAATTCATCAGATAAAAAAAATAACCAATGAAAAACAAAATAAGCGACCTTCGCAACCATCTGTTTAGTGTACTTGAAGAACTAACCGATCCTGATTCCAACTACGATATTGCCAAAGCCAAAGTTGTTGCCGATATTGCACAAGTTGTAGTTAATAGTGCTAAAATAGAAAATGATTTCATCCGTATAACAGGAGCAAGTCATGGCACTGGGTTTATAGAGGAGCAGAGGAGCGAGATAAAAAAAATAGGTGAAAGTAATTAAAAAAGGTATTATATTTGTTTCATCCTTTGCACGGAGTGGAGACCATGCAAAGGAAATTGGAACAAATATTTGTTTCACCTGCCCAGTAGTCTCCACCTGCTGGGCTTTTTTTTTAAAATTATGGAAAGTAATGAAATAACTAGAGTTTTAAGGATTTTCAAAAAACAAATTTTAGAAGATTCAACCTATATTTTAGATGAAAAATTATTTAAAATAAGCCTTAAATTAAGTTTACATGATTGGAAAAAAATAAGAACTAAGGATTATTACGATAAAGTAAGATTTCAAAGTGATTATCAAAGAAAAATGATTTTATATAATTATATAAAAAATTACTTAAATAATAAATAAAATATGAACAAGATAAACAATAAAATAAAGGAAAACTTTACAACTATTCCTAATAGCATTATAAGAAATAAGGCACTTTCCGACCGTGCAAGGTTTTTATTTTGCTATATGGCATCTATGCCTGATGATTGGCAGTTTTACCAATCTGCAATGGCAAAGGAACTGGGGTACACAAAGGATACCCTTAGAAAATATATGGATGAATTAATATCTACTGGTTATTTAATGAGGGAACAAAGAAGGGAAAAAGGTAAGTTTGATTCATATGATTATACCATTAATTTTTTACCGTGTATGGAAAAAACCGACACGGTAAAAAACGGCAGCGGAAAAATACCGAATCGGGAAAAGTCGACACTAACAAATAAAGACTTTAAACAAAAAAAGAATAATACAAATATAGACTTACAAGAAAAATGTGAATTTGAAAATTCACCGCCATTTGATGATAAAATAAAAAATTCTTTTTCCCGCCAAGCCATCCACGACAATATCACTTATACAGAAAAAAATAATAAAGAAAAAGAAAATTGCGCTAAAGAAAAAGAAACCCGAGCCGAGCCGCCCGAAATGTCCGAAACCTACTCCGCCTTTGTTGCCTACTGCCAAGCCTATGAGCAATGCGCCAAGGTTACGCTGCCTAAGAATAGGCAAGGTAATTATGTAATGACTGCGAAGGATGGAAGTAACTGTAAGAAACTAGTAGCATGGATTAGACAAATCGCCGTTGTGGAAGGTACGATGGATGATATGGTAGCAGCTTTCACTAAGGCAGCCTGGCACGTTAGTGATAAGTTTATGAAAAACAATTTTAGTATATCTATGATATATAGCCAAGCAAATGCTATATATACTAAATTCCATTACCAAAACCCAGCCGCACAGGAGAAGCGGAGGCAGGAGGAAATTGAAAGACTTGTAAATGAATATCAGCCATGAAACAAACACCTCAAAAAAAAGCTAAATTTCTTTTCGTGCATTACCACAACCTTATTCAAAGCATTGGCGGTGAATTAGACAATGAAACCCTTAT